GGACTACCTCGGCGCCAGGATCGGCGTCCCCGATGCTCCCGCCGTCACCCCGCTCGCCGGCCTCATACGCTGTCGCGGTCAGCCCGCCTGAAACGCAGGCTGACCCGGGATTTTGCCCCGGTTACCGGACCGGTTCCGGGTGCGGTTCGCAGCACGAGGACTGGATCTAGCTGACCTGAGCGGGCGATTGGACGTGCAGGTTGGGCTGGACGGGGGGTGGAGCAGCCTGCTGCTGGGGACGGCGGACAGCGTGCACTTCGATCCGATCCGGGGGACACTGGATGTGGAAGGACGGGACCTGTCGGCGGCGCTGGTTGAGGCTCGGGTGGATGAGACCTTTGCCAACCGGACCAGCAGCGAGGTGGCGGAGGTGCTGGCAGCCCGGCATGGGCTGGAGGCGGACGTCACGGCAACGAGCGTGACCATTGGGCGGCTGTATGGGAGCGAGCGGGAGCGGCTGACGATGGGGCAGTTTGCCCGGGCGGCTACGGAGTGGGACTTGCTGGCGGCATTGGCGGGGCAGGAGGGGTTCGACCTGTTCATGGATGGACCTCGGCTGCATTTCGGGCCTTCGGACGGGGCTGATCCTGTGGCGCTGCCGGTTGGAGGGTGCGTTTCGATGGAGATGGAGCACCGGCTTGCGCTGGCGAATGTGCAGGTTCAGGTGCGGAGCTGGGGGACGCGGGCTGGGATAGCGGTGAGCGCGACGGCGGGGGCGGGGTCACGGCGGCACGGGGTGGTGCGGCCGAACCTGCCGCAGGACGAGGCTCAGCGGTTGGCGGAGCGGACGCTAGCGGACCTGCAGCGGCACGAGTGGGCGGCGCATGTGGTGATGCCCGGCGAGCTAGCCTTGACTGCTCGGAGCCGGGTGCAGGTGCAGGGTGCCGGGGCGGGTTGGGACCAGGTGTTCGCGGTGGCAGAGATCAGCCGGCAGTTGGATGTGCGGCGGGGGTTTTCGCAGCGGTTGGCGCTGCAAGGCTTGCCGAGCGGGGAGGCGCCGGGTGGACAAGCTACTTAATGCGATCAAGGGGCACACGGCGGCGCAAGGGGCGGCGATGGGGCAGCCTCGGTTCGGGGTGGTGACGTCGGTGGACCCTCAGGCAGGGACGGCTCGGGTACAGTTGCAACCGGAGGGGGGTTTGACAGGGTGGCTGCCTTTGCTCAGTCCCTGGGTGGGGGCGGGGTGGGGATTGAGCTGCCCACCCTCGCCGGGGGACCAAGTGCTGGTGCTGCCGCAGGAAGGAGATGCAGAGCATGGGGTCATCGTTGGGCGGACCTGGAGCGACAAGTCGCAGGGACCGGCGACGCCGGCCGGGGAGCTTTGGCTAACGCATCAGAGCGGGTCTTGGGTGCGACTGCTGAACGATGGGACGGTTTCGGTGAAGGGAGACCTTCATGTGGAAGGGGACGTATTTGACCGGCATGGGTCGCTGGACCGATTACGGCAGCGTTACGACGTGCATCGGCATCGGGATTCGCGGGGCGGGATGACCGATGTGGCGGAGCCGCAGGACTGATTTTACTAGAATAAATTTGGTGCAGATAGGAGCATCAAACCCACTCTAGCCTTTGTTTTTGGCGAGTAACTTTATCGAAACGTATACACGTTTGATCCGATGCTGCTCGAAATTCAAAACTGGTGATTCGAGGGCTGGGCGGTGATGGGGCTGCGCTTGCGTTCCCCGTTATCCCGGCCCTTTTCCGGCGGGAGAGGGAGAGAATGTCTGATCTGCACCATACTTGGGGCGCCGACCTGTCCGCCGGGCTTACAGGTGACCTTGCGGTCGTATCCGGCCCGGCGCTCGGGACCGAGAGGGTGCTGCGGCGGTTGCTGACCAACCCTGGGGACTATCTGTGGCAGCCAGGGTATGGCGCCGGACTGGCTCGGTTCGTTGGGCAGCCGGCGGACCCGGCGGCGATACATGCGCTCGTGCGACAGCAGATGGTGCAAGAGGCGGCGGTGGCGCCAGAACCTGAGCCTGTTATCGAGGTGCACTCCGATCCGGGCGGCACCTTATCCGTCCAGGTCCGCTATGCCGACGCCGAGACGGCAGAGGCGCGGACCATTGCACTCCAGATACCGGGATAGACCTTCATGCAGCTTCCCTTGCAGGATTTTGCGGCGCTCGTACGGACGCAGGCCGCGGCGGTGCGCGGCGGTGCGGCGGGGTTAATTGATCTGTCGGTCGGGTCGGTGCTGCGAGCGGTGCTGGAGGCCAATGCCTCCGTCGGGCTTTGGGTGCAGTGGCTGATCGTGCAGGTGCTGGCGACGACGCGGGCGGCGACCAGTTCGGGCGGGGATTTGGATACTTGGGTCGGGGACTTTGGTGTGCAGCGGCTACCGGGCACGTCCGCGCATGGACAGGTGCGGATGGGGCGGGGAGTGCCGGGGCTGGCGGCGGTCGTACCGGTAGGGGCGCTGGTGCGGACGGCGGGTCCAGGGGCGCTGACCTTCCAGGTGGCGGCTGATCCTGGGCACCCAGCCTGGACCGGAGCGGGGTATGCTCTGGCGGCGGCGGGCACGGACGTGACGGTGCCGGTGTTGGCTGCGCAGGCGGGTGCTGCCGGGAATGTGCGGCCGACGGCCATCGTGCAGTTAGCGACAGCAATCCCTGGAGTGGACCGGGTTACGAACGATGCGGCGCTGCTGGGCGGCGTGGATGCGGAAAGCGATGTGGCGCTGCGGACGCGGTTTGGCGGGTTCATTGATAGCCGGACGCGAGCGACGCCGGGGGCGGTGGCCTGGGCGGTGAGATCGCTGCAGGCAGGGCTGTCAGTGTCCATAGCGGAGCGGGTGGACACAGCGGGACAGGAGCGGCCGGGGCACTTCACGGTGACAGTAGATGATGGCACTGGGCTGCCGGAGCCGGCGCTACTGGCAGCGGCAGGGGCGGCCATCGAAGCGGTGCGGCCGGTGGGAAGTACTTATTCGGTGCGCGGGCCGCTGGTGCTGCGAACGAATGTGCAGCTGATCGTGCATGGGCCTACAGAAGGTGGGCCGGTGCAGGCGGCAGTGATCGGGTTCATGGCCGGGTTGCCGACCGGGGCCGGGCTGGCGCGGTCGCGGCTGGTGCAGGTGGCGCATGATGCGGACCCGACTGTCGCGAGCGTGCTGGATGCAACGATCAATGGGCTTGCGGTGGACTTGGTTGTGCCAGTGCATGGGCTGGTGCAGCCGGGGACGGTTGCGGTGGTGCTGCAATGAAGGGCGACGTGGCTGACGTGGTCGGACGACTGCGGCTGGCGCTGCCGCGGCGGTGGTTCGGAGATACGGCACCGGTGCTCGACTCGCTGCTGGCGGGTTTGGCGTCGGGATGGGCGGGACTGTATGCGCTGCTGAATGAGGTGCGGCAGCAATCTCGGATGGTGACAGCGACCGAGCAGTTTTTGGACCTGGCGGCGGCGGACCTGGCGGCGGCGGACCTGTTCGGCGGCGGGCTGGGGAAGGGGATGATGATTTCCGGGCGCGGATCGGGCGGGCGCTGCGTCGGGAACGGGCCACTCGGGCCGGGCTGGTTGATGCGGTGGGGCAGGCGGGCAGCGTGGCGGGGGTGTTCGAGCCGGCGCGGCCGACCGATACTGGGGTTTATGGCGGGCCGGGGATGGCGTGGGGCGTGGCGGGCGGCTGGGGATCCCTGGCGATGCCGCTGGAGTGCCTGGTGACGCTGCAGCCAGATCGTCCGGAGGCTCGGGCGGCGTTGGTAGTAGCGCTGCCGGCGGGCGGGGTGGCCTGGGTGCGTAGCGGGTAGCTGGCCTTCTGCTTTTCGGCGCGCGCAGGCCAGCAGCGCCTCGATAGCTTCTACGAAGCAGACTAACCGCTCCTTGTGGCTTCCTGATCTATCCCAACGGATAAGTTGCTGGCTCTGCTGAGTTCCCGGAACAACTTTTGGGGTTCCTGAAGGGGGACGATCAGCATCCGGTTGTCCGACGCGACGTATCCCGTCACCAAGGTTTCGCCATCGTTGATTTTGAGCCTCACATAGTAGGCGCTGTCCTCAGTCAGTTTGGCCTCTGCCCTTTGTAAGACGAAAACATCCTCTTCGCCTCTGTTCAGTGCGAAGCCGACAGCGACCTATCGTCGAACAAAAAAACTAGGCCGGCAAAGTTGACTGTTTGCTGAGGTTCTGCGTTGCGGTCCTGCTACTTTGCAGGAGGTGAGGAATGGGCAGAACGTCAGCGCGGCCGCGGCCAGATCGGGAGCGTGTGCTGGTCCCGGCGCGCAGGCTTTGCCCGGCG